ACACAAAAGCTTTGGCTCGTTCCATGGCTCAAACGAAGCAAATCAAAGCAGCAAATGTACTAAACAATGCGTTTAGCACAGGTGTTCATGTGATTGGCGACGGTGCAGCGTTATGTTCAGCGGCTCACCCTTCGTTGTCTGGAAACCAAAGCAACTTGCTAGGAACAGCAGCAGATCTCAACGAGACTTCTCTTGAATCAATGCTGATTGACATAGCAGGCATGACTGACGAGCGTGGTCTAAAGATTGCGATACGTGGTATGAAGTTAATTATTCCAAAAGAACTGCAATTTATTGCGGAAAGAGTAATGAACTCAAACTTGCGTAGCGGAACTGCGGACAACGATAACAATGCGATGAAGAATATGGGAATGCTCCCAGAAGGTGCGACAGTAAATCACTTCCTCACCGATTCTGATGCGTACTTTATCAAAACAGACGCTCCAAACGGTTTTAAATACTTTAACCGTTCTGCTATTAAAACTGCCATGGAAGGCGATTTTGATACAGGAAATATGCGCTTTAAAGCTCGCGAAAGATATTCTTTTGGAGTTTCAGATTGGCGCGGCGTGTTTGGTACACCCGGAGCTTAATTGCTTTCGAATAATAATTAGAAAAGGCGGCTTCGGTCGCCTTTTTTTGTAATTTCAACAAGGAGAAAATTATGGACTGGATTAAAGGAAGATTAAAAGAGCCTTCAAGCTATGGAGCGGCTGCTGTTGTGGGTGTTGGTTTAGGAATTTTATTAACACTGCCAATATTAACTTGGGCGGGTATTATTTGCGCTATATTTGGATTGGTTCTTAAAGAAAAATCAGGCGAGTAAAATAACCTTTCTTTTTACAAAAAGGTAGTGTAATCTAAACGCACCTTGACAGTCGCATAATGCGGCTGACATTTGCCAAGACAAGGAGATAAAAATGGCTAATACAACTTTTACAGGAGCAGTCCGCTCTGAAAACGGGTTTAAAGTAGTATCTAAAAATGCTACAACAGGGGCATACACGGATACCGCAGTTATTGCTTCAACAGGTATTGTTACCGACAAATATGTAAAACACGTCGGCTTTGCGACAGGCGTAACGGTAAATTCAACAGCGGGTGATAGCCCAACTATTGGTGAGTTTACACAACCAGCAAACACAATCATTACTAACATTAAGATATTTTGTGACACGGCTCCAGTTATTGGAACTGGCGACATTGGGTACGAAGTTGGTACTTCTTCTTCGGGCGCACAAATTGTTGCGGCTCAGACTGATGAAATTCTTGATGGCGGTACAACCGTTGTTGTACACAACGTAACTGTGACCAGTTTGGTTCTTCAGACACAGGATGGCACAACAGCACCAGCCTCTGTTCAGTATACAGACACCGAAAGAACTATTTACTGCAACATCACTAATACAGTTGATGCTACAACAGCAGGATCGTTTACATTCATCGTTGAGTACGTTCAAATTGCGTAATTCTTAATTAGGTAGGGGGAAACCCCTACCACTTTTATAAAGGAGATTAAAATGGCAGGATCCGATCTAACCCCCGTCATTATTAGCGATGAAGTTGCCTTAGACGCAGATGGTATTTCAACAGCGGCATCCGTTGGTAACAACGCGGCTTTAACAATTGGTGGTGCTTTAGCTGATGGCGGAAGTGTCACAAACGCTTCTGGAAGACAGGTAACTATTTTATCAGCAGGTAACGACAGTGGGATTTCTTTTACTGTTGTTGGTACAGATGTAAATGGATCAGCTTTAAGTGAAACTGTTACTGGTGCAAACGCTGGAACAGCAACAAGTTCTGGTTATTTTAAAACAATTACTAGCATAACTGCGGTAGGCAACCCAGCAGGAAATGTTTCCGCAGGCATTAATAACAATGCTTTAGGTGTAATTTTTGCAGGAAGATGTAGATTAAAAGGTTTTTCTTTTGTTTCTGGCGGCACAGCCGGAAAAGCTAACATTAGAAACACAAGTGCTACCGGTACTGAATTAATACAGTTTAGATCAATTGGAACAGACAGCACTTCTGAAGATCCTTTTATTCCGGACGAAGGAGTTTTGTTTACAGCAGGTTGTTATGTAACATTTATTGTAGCAACGATGGACTTAATGATGTTCTATCACGCATAGGGGCAGGTTATGGCTACTACCAAGGATGTAAAACGAACACCTTCAGGACGAGTGGTCTACCGTGGAATATCCTTTGCAGGATTTAACAAACCAAAGAGTACGCCTAATGCAAACAAAAAGAGTGCTGTTCTTGCCAAAAAAGGCAGCAACATTAAATTGGTTCGTTTTGGCGACCCAAATATGTCAATTAAAAAAGACCAACCTGCACGAAGGAAGAGCTTTCGGGCTCGGCATAAGTGCGAAACCGCAAAAGACAAATTTTCGGCTCGATATTGGTCGTGTAAAGCATGGTGATGGTATGAAAGCTTTAGAGGTGTTAAAAGAACTAGAAAAGCATGAAGCAGAGTGTTTGTTAAGATATGAAAATATTGAAGAAAAACTTAACGATCAAAAAAGCACTTTAAAATTGTTAGACGTTAAAGTATGGGGCCTTGCTGTTTTAGTTTTAGTAGCGCCTTTTGCAGCTAAATTATTGGGGTAAACATGGCAGTATCTGGATCAAAGAATTTTGAATTAGACGTAGCAGATTATGTCGAAGAAGCTTTTGAACGATGTGGTTTAGAAGTTAGAACGGGGTACGATCTAAAAACAGCAAAAAGATCTCTTAATTTAATGTTAGCTGAATGGGCTAACCGTGGATTAAATCAATGGACTATTACAGAAACGTCTATTGTTACAGCTACTGGCGTGACGGAGTACCCAGCAGGGCCCCTTATTATGGTGGTAGCTTCTGACGCAGGTTTTGAAGTTTCAGAGACGTTAACAGGTGCAATTAGTGGAGCTACGGCTAAAATTACAAACATACCCTCTTCGTCTGTTAGCGATTTAGAAGCAAACACCTTGTCAATAACAATTCCTGTAGGAACGTTTGTTTCTGGAGAAACACTGACAGGAGGCACTAGTGGAACATCTAGCACCTTATCTGCTGCAATTGATTTTTCTAATACAGCGAGTACAATTGACATATTGTCCGCGGTAATAACAAAAGATTCTACAGATTTAAGTATAGATCGCGTTAGTCGAGAAGCTTTTATTAACATTCCAAATAAAACTAATTCAGGAAGAATTACGCAGTATTTTTTAGACAGACAATTAACACCTGTTTTAAAAGTTTGGCCCGCACCTAACAATGATACAGACATTATTAAATTTAACAGGCTTACTAGAATGGATGATGCCGACATCTACACCAACTCCTTAGATTTACCGTTTAGGTTTTACCCTTGTTTGGCCGCAGGTTTAGCATACTATATTGCCATGAAAAGGGCTCCGAATAGACTGCAAATGTTGAAATCAGTGTACGAAGAAGAGTTTGACAGAGCTGCTACAGAAGACAGAGACAGAGCTTCTTTCACGGTTGTACCCGCCATTAATTATCTTAGGGGATCCTAATGGCTAAATTTGCAAGCGGAAAAAATGCTTACGCAATATCAGACCGCTCTGGGTTTAGATACAAATACAGAGACATGCGAAAAGAATGGAACGGTTTATTTGTTGGAAAAGACGAATTTGAAACAAAACAACCTCAATTAGGTCCTTTTAGAACAGTGGTAGACCCTCAATCTCTTCAAAATGCTCGGCCTCCTCAAGAGGTGGCGCAAGAAAGAGCAATTAATTGGGGATGGTTGCCAGTAGGTCAGGCATATAATTTTGGTTTAACGCCTAATCCCCTAGCTTCTACGGGTTCTGTGGGCAGTGTAACGGTGGTAATAACATGAGCTATACATATTCTACTTTAAAGTCAGCTATTCAAAACTATACGGACAGCATTGAAACAACTTTTGTTGCCAATTTAGATAATTTTATTAAAGCGGCGGAACAACGAATACTAAATTCAATAGATTTACAATATTTTCGTAAAAATGTAACGGGAACAGTTACAGCAAATGATCAATATTTAGGTGTTCCAACTGATTACCTAGCTTCGTTTAGTTTATCTGTTATTAGTTCCTCTAATAAAGAATTTTTGTTAGAAAAAGACGTTAATTTTGTTCAATCCATAAATCCAAACTCGGCAACTACTGGAACACCTAAATATTACGCTTTTTTTGACATAAATAATTTTATTTTAGCGCCCACACCTAGCGCCAATGCGGTTGCAGAACTTCATTATTTTTACAGACCAGATAGTTTAACGGCCGGTGGAGATTCAGGAACTACTTGGTTAAGCACTAATGCTCCAAATGCTATGCTATATGGAAGTTTAGTAGAAGCATACATTTATTTAAAAGGTGAACCCGACTTAATGAAACTTTATACGGATCGTTTTATGGAGTCTCTTGTACGATTAAAAGATTATGGAGAAGCAAGAGAAAATTCGGACGCTTACAGGCAAGGATTACCAACTAGGGAGAGGTCTTAATGAAGATAGCCATTGTTGGGCTTGGCGGAAGTTTTTCAGATTACATATCTGCGCGAATTAGGTCTGAAACATATGATGAAACATGGGGTATAAACTGCATTGGCGGGGTAATAGAGGTAGATAAAACCATTATGATGGACCCTGTTTCAAGGTTTTTAGACTCAGAAGATGCAGGCTCTCAAACAGGCTTGGCAAAAGAATTTTTGTTAAAGAATACTAAGCCTATTATTACTTGTGAACTAGATGACCGTGTTAAACACTTAGAAGAGTACCCTTTAGAAGAAGTAATAAAAGAATTAAATCTTTGTTATTTTAATAATACCGTCGCTTACGCTATTGCTTACGCTATTTGGTATAAAGCAACTGAGATATGTTTGTACGGAATTGATTATAACTACAAAAACGTCAGTATTGCAGAGTCTGGACGCGCTTGTTGCGAATTTTGGTGCGCGATTGCTGTATCTAGGGGTATAAAGATAGAAGTAGCACATACTT